CCCGTCGCTGCTGGGGCTTCTGCATCTGAGTATGCCCCCGCGGCAGTATGTCCGTGAACGGCAACGCTACCAGCGGCGCATATAGTCCCCGCGTCGGTTGCTGATACATCGGTATCGAACAGTTCGAATACATAATCCGGCGTCGCATCGTCGTTACCGAATTGAAGTATAAACATAACTGCCTCGCACCCTTGGGTGTCAACATTGGTCGTCGTAAACGCGGTGTTAAATGCCGCCGCGTTAGCGATCGATAGTGGCCGCACCTTATTTTCTATTTGAAGGCGGTGGCCTAAGTCTTTCATAGCCATAATTTTTAGTTCTCCTTTGTTATTTTGTTATTACCTGATCGATTATGTTTCAAGCGCCACGTCGTTCCCCAGTGAATCAATACTGTGGTATTTCGAGTCAACACTTGACAGATAAACTCGGAACGTCTTTGCGTGCAACGGCACCGCTGGCGCGGTAGAAGACCGCACCGCCGGTTTTATTTCCACATACTGTCTAGTGGCTGTCATTTTGTAGCCTACGCGCTCACGTTCATTACAACAAACGCGTTATCATCAACTACCTGCCCGCCGATACCGAGGCGTTCAACAAAGAGGTCTATGAGGTTGCTAGTCTTGTGTGTGTATTCATCCCTGATACTGACCATACCTGGCACGTCAACTATCTGATAACCGGCGCGCATATCACCGTAAATAATCGGGATGCTAGCTGCCGTGAATGTCGAAGGTGGAGTTGTAACCGTAGCCATATCTGGCATATAGTATATGGGCCTACCAAACAGTCTGTCCGGTGCGCCCAGTGTAACATTCTCCTCGAGCACATAGCGCTCCATACCATCGGTTAGCCTGCGCAGCACGCTCTTTGTAGTCCTATGCATTAACCAGCACGCGTTCGCCTGGAACTTTTCGTTTAGCTTATCCTGCATGGCGATAAGGCCGTCAAGATCTGGTATAGAAGTAGCGCCGCCTGAGTGCTCGTGTCTCGCTGCCGTGTTAGCCGCGACGTGAACCGCCCCGCGCGTAACCAAACCCTCTGGTTGCCCTACACCGGAACCCGTCATAAACGCAGTGCCCTCGAGAGACGCCATATATTCGGCAATCTTTCGCTGGTGCCAGCCCTCTATGTCAAAAGATGCCTGTTGTGCCATCTTTCGTGTGATGAACACCAGGCTGTACATCGGGTGGGTTGGGATCTTCTGAAGGTTCCACGTCTGCGGACCGAGTTCGGTCTTGGTGCCTTCTTCTGATGTCCACGCAGCAAGAACCGAGCCTACCTCTGAGATCATCTCGAGGGTATCGCCTACGGTTAGGGTTTCAACACTTGCGAGTTGTCTGAACGGACTAAGCGCTAATATTGCCTCGATAATCTTCGCTGACCGTGTCGGAGGCATAAAATACCCGCCTGTAGTCAACATAAGAGAGCTGATCGTCTTTACGTATTCGGGCTCAAAGTCCTTCATCTGGTCGATATAGTAATTCTGGTCGTAGGTCTGTCCGGACTTAATGAAGCGGACATATTTCTTATCCCACTCGTTGATTATGTCATTCTCGGAGTTGGGCGCTACGATACCCGCTTCGGGTGTGTTAAGTTTCGTTTCTAGTCCGTCTATGCGTTCCTGCATAGTTTTATATTGAGCGTTAATCGGCTCGAATTTAGCGTTAAAGGTTGTTATACCCTTTTCTAAATCTTCGAGATATTGCTCTACGCTCTTATTTTCTGTATCTGCCATTATTCTAATATCTCCTTAATATGCTGTATTCGTTTAATCAATAATTCGTTATCTTCATTCTTTGCGGGCTTCGCCGCCGGTGCCGGTGCCGGTGCCGCTGGCGCTTTGGGCGCTGCTGCCGGTGCCGCCTCTTCTTTAGGCGGAATGGCTCTACCTAATACCGCATCGCAGTATTCAATAGCCGTCGCCAAATTAGCGCGTAACGCTGTTATATCCTGCGCGTTAACGTTGGATAATGTGCGGCCCGCTTTCTCTTGTAGTTCTTCGGGTGCAAGTTCTCCGTGGTGAACATCGCTCTTAACCTCGTCAACCGTTGCCGCCTCATTAGACGGGAACGATACGACGCTTATCTCGTGTAACTCTACAGCGTTTAGGTCAGTTACGCCGTCATCTGCGACCGCGTTCTTACCTGCTACTAACTGATAACCTATACTGTTAGCGTTTACATCGTCGGCTAGTAACGCCTCGTATGCGTTACGCCCCCAGTCCGTCTTTAAATTTAGTTTCGCTCTAAACCGTAAACCGCGTTCATCTTCCCATAACTTCGTAATTTTACCTATCGGCTGCTCAAATTTATGCTGCCATAATAGCTTCAACCTACGCGGACTCTTAAGCGCGCTCTCGAAAGCGCCGGGCATCGTGCGTTCGTTTTGGCGATCTACTACACCGTAAACGCTGGCATACCCTTCTAAGAATCCCTTTCCGTCTGGCGGTTCTACGGCGATACTACTGTTTTTATATTGTAACTCCAAGTTATCGCCACCTGTAATGTAATAAAAAAATAGATGCTTCTATCTGCGTGTAAATAGTCAACAGGCGTATATGGGTGGCTAAAAGTATATATGTTACGCTTATATACGGAGATTTACGCTAATCTATATACTTTTTAAAAATAGAAAAAAAATAGTTACCGGGCAGGGATTCGAACCCCGTTTCCGCGTCCGGCGGTATCCATTAGCCACACCGATAACCTGCGGGTATTTCGATAGCGCACCCCCGCAGCAAGGTGTGCAATTACATACACGATGACAACATATAAAAATATAGCGATTTGATTATAAAGCACGTTCGTACGTTGCACTGCATGTAGTAAACCTATAATCAGGCATACAACTGTAGCCGGATACGTCCTGTGCCCGTGGTGCGTAACCCGCGTGGAGTTGACGGGTAAAGTAGAAAAGATAGATAATTACGAACTCGCTTACTGGAATAAGGAAGATACATCATAAAGCTTAGTAGTGCGGTCTTTAACGGCGCGGGGATACCCGCGTAGCTCTTCTATTTTAAAGCCCTTATTTCCGTTATTAAAGCGCGTGGCGACGTCCGTCCACGGCATCATGTAAAACTTGTTACCTTTAGGGGCCCTGGACTCTACCGCAAGATATCCAACGCGACCGGTTTTATGCAGATACCAAGATATAGTTTCTATTTGGTGTGTGTGGTTAAGACCCTGTTCGGTGTGGAAGTTACTTTTAAAATTTAAGTATGCGCCTTTTACTGATTTACACTCGATAGCTAAGTATCCAAGTGTTGGAGAGTCTATAACAATATCTACGAATTGTTTTTTATAGCGCGTTTGGGGCCTGCGCTCTACATATGCGCGAATATAAGAGGTATCAAAGTAATGGCGTAGGGATCGAACGAGTAGGGATTCGAAGTTATTTTTCACGTAAGAACTCGTGGGCTGTTTTAGTCATTACTTCCCTCGTGGGCTATCCGTTCTTGCTCTCTTCTATAACGTTCTGCTACTACTGACTCGGTTGGTTTTGAGGTCTCACCCGGTATTACATACCCCACCGTGCAACGACAATTAACAGCCTCACCCGGGAAAGTAGTTCCGTCCGCGCAATCAAACTCATCGCCTGGAGGGATCGGAACCGCATCGTCCATTTCTAAATGCTCTTCACGCGTCCTATCATCCCCCGTCGATATCCATACCATCATCAATTCCGAACCGCTATCTATAACCTGTTGTTCGCTTGCCCTGTTGGACGCTTCTACAACCTCGCTACGCGCTATCGTCGTAGCGCGATAACCTTCGAATCCGTCGTAGATATCACCTATCCGTTTGGCGATATCAGGTATACCCTCTTCCTGTTCGACTCCGGCGAATATCGCGTGCTGTAATTTATCCTTTGTTGTAGCGGCAATATCATCTATCTTGTCGCCGCCTTTAGTGTCTATATAATCGGCAACGTATGAGAGCCACGCTAACGGGGTAGCCTTAGTATATAGTAATTCAATAGACTTCTTAGGTTTAGGGTTAGACCTCTGCGCACCACCCCACGTCTCTTCGCTATACTTCCACGCGTCCCCACCGGCGAGTATCCATACTTGTTTAAACGCTTTAGTCCAATCGGCTTTATTTACTTTACCAACGCGGGGTAACGCTGATATCATCACCTTACGCTCGCGCGCGAATACTGCGCGTATAATACGCTCCGCTGCCTTAAAGTTACTATCGCGGCGGCGGGTAGTGGCGCGTAGATATCGTGCGCGCTGTCTAGGATTGCGTAGATTATACAAATTATTTAATCCGATGATGTTTAACGCGGTCTAATTTATCTTCTAAATTCTGATACGCTTCGATGTCTAAGGCGACATGCATAATCAGCGTGTCCCATTCTTCGCTAGGTAGTATGTCTTTTAGGTTTATTACCTGCTCTTTAAACCAATAACTATATGGTGCGATTAAACACGTCATCGTTTGGCCATCTTCTTACGCAACTCACCAACCATTTGTAATACCTGAGTAGGTTCCGGCGGCGCTATATCTAGGGGTGGTATTACCGCCGGCGCGCCCGTGTCTACTTCACCCTGTAATGGAGCGTTTACATCCGTAGCCAATAGCGCCGAAGGCTCAAGCCAAATATTACAGTCCTCGCGCTCTTCTAATCCTAGCATCTCACGCGCCTCGCTAACTAATATAATCCTATTAGTCGCTAACTGCATAACCCACGCTGCCTTAGATTCAACGTCCTCTTGTAACGCGCTAACGTTCTCTTTATCAAACGTTAACTCAAGGTCATCGCCGTATAAAGGACATAACCATTTATTGAAACTATCCTTCAGTTTATCGAGTAATGGGAACACGGTTTCGGTAAATAGCTGACGCTTGGCGTGGTCTAAATTCTCATAGGTTGCGCCTTCTGGGTGGAGTAGCACATAAGGGACGCCAAACGCTACGGTTATCTCGATAGCGCTTAACTCCATTACACCCATCCAGTCCATATCTTTAGGTGTATTACTTAACGGCTCTATCGAGTTAGCTTCTACGACCGCCATTTTACCAGCGTTACTCGGTCCACGATACTGGTCATCTATAGTCTCTTTAACCTGCGCTATTTGGTTTTCGGTAAACGGCACGTCGCCGGTAAGGAATACGTGCGATAGCCCTGTAGTATTCTGTATCTTCGCGTCATTCCATAACCGCGCGTGGTTATTAAGGTCTA